ATCACGAGGTTGGAAGCAGCGGGTGCTAAAGTTGTTGAAAATTTTTTTTTCGAAAGGTATTTCCTATTTTTATAACTTTTGATCTCCAACCCGTCCCATATAATGGCAAAAAAGCATGTTTCTCTATCTGCAAAGACATATTCTGGGGTTGAATAAGATGTGGTAGCTGAATTAAGCCTCAGAACAATATTTTTTCTCACACCGTTGTAATAAAGTCCATATTGAGATACGACGCTATCAGTGCCTGGCTTTCGAAAAAACCATTGATGGTCGTTATTCCCTTCTAATTGAAAATCAAACCACCAAATTATTGGTTTCTGCGGTGTAGCTCCTGTTAGATTTATATTATCGTTATTTTTTACAACTAACCAGTCATCAACACCATCGAAGCTTAATCCTCTTGTATTCCACAATGGGAATTTTCCGTTTTTCCCCTCCAATACTGCAGGCTCTCCGTACATTCCGCTTCTATCCAAAACTTTTCTACTAAATGGTTCCCTCGTAAAATCCAAAAATAAACGTGACCCAGGGGGCGCAGGTGTATAACCCATATCCTACACCTCCTGTATTATACAAGTTACGTCAAATGCTGTGGATATTGCTTGGTCGTTTGACACGTATATTTTTATATCGTGTGTTAATGGCGGTAATAGACGTACATGATTTTCCATAACAACCCCGTCAGCATCGGTTTGTTTTTTTGGTATAGTGTACCAATCGGCAAAGTACGTTTTACCTTCCCACATAAAACCAACTTTCACTGTTAAGTCAGTTTCAGTACTTGGATTCTGCACTAAAAGTCTTGTGTTTCGGGAAAAGCTTGTTGCAGATACTATTGAAATTGTTTTCGACGTGTTTGCGGCGTCGTTCGCTTCAAAAGATGCTGTACCAAAACCAACTACATTAAGTTTTGTGTGCTCGGGATCAGTCACACCGCTATTCACTATGTTCTCTAATAAATCGGCGATATTAACAATACTTCCATCGTTTTTATATACTCTGCCCGACATTGGTGACATATTATCTATAAACTTACTATTCATAAAATAAACCCCCTTTTGCTTTATTGTCGTCATTTTAAAATAAGTAAATCGTATTATACGCTCCCTATTCTATTGCTATTAATTTAAGGTTTTTATATAAGCAACCTTGGTTAACTTCCAGACTTTATGATTACCACCACCACCAACATAAATGAAGTTGTCATCAGAGGTTATAGAAAGTATATAACCGCCATAGTCTATAGATTCTGCCACCTTACTTAAGTCTGATTTGTTTAACTTCCAGACTTTTTGAGTGTCACCGCCCACATAAAGGTAGTTGTCATCATAGGTTATAGAATATATAGTACCGCCATAGCTTATAGATTCTGCCACCTTACTTAAGCCTGATTTGTTTAACTTCCAGACTTTTTGAGTGTCACCGCCCACATAAAGGTAGTTGTCATCATAGGTTATAGAACGTATACTATCGCCATAGCTTATAGATTCTGCCACCTTACTTAAGTCTGATTTGTTTAACTTCCAGACTTTATGAGTGAGACCACCACCAACATAAATGAAGTTGTCATCAGAGGTTATATAGAATATAGTTCCGCCATAGCTTATAGATTCTGCCACCTTACTTAAGTCTGATTTGTTTAACTTCCAGACTTTATTAGCACCATAACCGCCCACATAAAGGTAGTTGTCATCAGAGGTTATAGAATATATATAACCGCCATAGTCTATAGATTCTGCCACCTTACTTAAGTCTGATTTGTTTAATTTCCAGACTTTTTGATTACCACCACCCACATAAATGAAGTCGTCATCAGAGGTTATAGATTTTATATAACCGTCATAGCTTATAGATTCTGCCACCTTACTTAAGTCTGATTTGTTTAACTTCCAGACTTTATTAGTGAGACTACCACCAACATAAATGAAGTTGTCATCAGAGGTTATAGAAAATATATAACCGCCATAGCTTATAGATTCTGCCGATTTAATCATTTCATTGACTTCTTTTAAATTTAAAAAGGTTTTTATATAAGCAACCTTGGTTAACTTCCAGACTTTTTGATTACCACCACCAACATAAATGAAGTCGTCATCAGAGATTATAGAAAGTATATAACCGCCATAGCTTATAGATTCTGCCACCTTACTTAAGTCTGATTTGTTTAACCTCCAGACTTTATTAGCACCATAACCGCCCACATAAAGGTAGTCGTCATCAGAGGTTATAGAATGTATATAACCGCCATAGCTTATAGATTCTGCCACCTCACTTAAGTCTGATTTGTTTAATTTCCAGACTTTATGATTACCACTACCACCAACATAAATGAAGTTGTCATCAGAGGTTATAGACCGTATAACACCATAGCTGCTTATAGATTCTGCCACCTTACTTAAGTCTGATTTGTTTAACTTCCAGACTTTATTAGCACCACCAACATAAATGAAGTTGTCATCAGAGGTTATAGAATATATATAACCGCCATAGCTTATAGATTCTGCCACCTCACTTAAGTCTGATTTGTTTAACTTCCAGACTTTATTAGCACCATAACCGCCCACATAAAGGTAGTCGTCATCAGAGGTTATAGACCGTATAACACTATAGCTGCTTATAGATTCTGCCACCTTACTTAAGTCTGATTTGTTTAACTTCCAGACTTTTTGAGTGTTACCACCAACATAAAGGTAGTTGTCATCAGAGGTTATAGAAAGTATAGTACCGCCATAGCTTATAGATTCTGCCACCTTACTTAAGTCTGATTTGTTTAACTTCCAGACTTTTCGATTGTCACCGCCCACATAAATGAAGTCGTCATCAGAGGTTATAGAATATATATAACCGCCATAGTCTATAGATTCTGCCGAAAAAATCATTTCATTGACTTCTTTTAAATTTAAAGATGCTCCCTTACCTTTAGGAGCATAAGTAAAATTTACAGCATCTTCAACAACCTCCACGAACCCTTTGGATAGTTCTGTTACAGCTACGCCATCAATATCAACAAGCGGTTTTGACGTCGCCCCTCCATCAAGGCTAATTGTGATTGCGCCACCTGACAAATCTGTGTTAAGCTTAAACTTCAAAATTTTTGTATAGGATCGTTTTTGTAGTTGTATTTGCGTACCGTCTATAATAGGCGTTTGGTACTCATAATCGACCATTAATCCTAATAAGGTACCATCAGCGTCTGAGTCTAAACCTAGTTGATCTTTTATTTGATTGAACCAATCCGTAAAATCTGCTTGCTCACTAGCTATAAATTGATCTAGTTCATCTTGCCATTGACCAAGCAATTCGTCGAGACTTATAGTCTGAAGAATTCCAGTTACAAAAGGGGTAGCTTCACTTCCGACCATATTTGTAATCTGAGCCTGGGTTATTTCTGTACTACCAGCTGGTCTATAAATATAACAGAGGGGGTACTGAAATAAAGTTGGTCCAGACGCTAAAGTAGGATTAACCGGCGAACTTGATGGAACACCTTTTACAAATTTAATTGAGTTTACACGTTCTAAAGTATCTACTTCGATAACTACCGCATCAATGCGATCAAGTAAAACTTCTGAAATAGGAGCTTCCAATGGAAGAATGGCGTCATTAAATGTCCACGTTTTATTGAACCAGGCTTTACCAATTCCTACATTTACTATATTTCCACCAGCGGCTTTAACAGCAAAGCAAGTTCCAATAGAAGCAAATACGCCGTCAATAATTAATCCGTCAAATAAACTAGATAATTGGGTTGCGTCATATTTACGATCTCCGTTTAACGAATTATAAAATCCATATGTTACGCTCATGTCTATTCTCCTTTCTCTTGAATTATTTGGAAAGTAGGATATATGGAAATCCCATCTTCATTTTGAGAAATAATAAGTTCCGAAATATAAGCCCTTCCTTCATGTCCATATTCATTAACGATTTGCACAATATCACCAATGAAGAAATCCTCTCCGTACTTAAACAACCTAGTCGCTTCCATTTCTCCTTCAAAAGCGGTTTTAACAGTATGTTCTGATAGTTTTTCAATTCCTCTAGCTTTTAGTTTTGCGATATATTGCTCGTTTGTTAGTGTCCCGCCGTTAACATCAGAGGAAATATCTCGAGCATCCGTAAATAACTCTCGTCGATTCAAACCGGAACCGGAACCAACAGTAGTTGTTTTACGAGAAGCTCCTTCTCCTTCACCGGCAACAAGGGTTACGTTTTTTAAGTTAGCTTTAGAAGTAAAATAATTAGTATTTATGATGTTCCCAAACTCCGGAGAGAATACTACATATGGATTGGTGTTTTGGTTGTATGACCTATCTGCTCCAGCGTATAAACTAAAAACGAATTGATTATTGTCGTTAAGTACGATTTTAAATCCAATGTTATGAGACTGACATAGTTTTTTTATAACGTCGTATAAATTATTACCCGTAAATTGTGCATTGATAGTCAGCTCCGTAATTCCTGGATCTGTAGATGGCTCAAATATAAAATTGTCAATCTTACGCTCCGTTATAGATGGTGAAATTATAGACTCATTCAACAAAGTTTCAATCGCATCTTGTAAATTACCGGTTAAAACTTTTTGTCCCCATATAATACGTCGTTCTAAAATAGATTCTAGAGATCGTCCGGTGACAATAAGGTGATTTCCGTCTTCTATATCCGAATCTACGGCCAAATCCTCTATAATCATACAGTGTTCCGATTCTTTTAACCATAGGTAATAATCCTCTTTAAAATATTTGAGAATATCAGAATTATTCGTTAATGTTAAGTATATTTCGAAATCGCCATATTCATTATACCTATCAGTCCAGATCATCGACTTAAAAGAATCTACAATATATACGGTCTCAAAGTTAGTATTCAAAACTAATATTTCCATAATTACACTCCTTCGTAGATTACTTTATTCTCGATCCAGAATTGAAGATTGGTAGTACCTGATTCGGCGGTAAAAGCAAATATGTTATCACCTTTTGCTAGTGTAAACCAGTCTGTTTTTTTATCCAAACAATTAAGTATGTTGGTTGTCTTCCCCTCTCGAATTAACGTGATACTTTTATCTCCTTTTTGGGTTTTAATAATAATGTCGTCTCCTGCCACGATACCTGATCCGGTAAGACTTTCAAGTTTTGTTGTATCAATTCTCATAATTTCCCTTGTTCCCGTGTTATAGATTGTTATGTTTTCAGCCTCACCAATAGCATGAATATGAATAGTTACGCCAATCTCCGTATCCCCTTTGTAAGTGATTACGTTTTCTGTCTTGAAATGAATATTACCAAACGTAATCAAAGGATCTGTTAAGGATTCATTACTGAATGGGAATTCGAAAACTGGTTCAATACCATAAAAAACTGTAGTGTTATTACCATCTGGGCCAGCCGAATAAAAGTGGGGGTCGGGACAAATGATGGAAATCTGTGATCCTTCTCGAGAACTAAAAATATTTGGTTCATTTGATTCTACATAACCAGTAGTTTTTGCAATTCGGTTATCAGTTTCGATAAGTAAATCAAGTTTTTTCTTCAAGGGAAAATACTTATAAGACTTCTGTCGGACATCCTCAATACTTTCCCCATTAATTGTTTCAACAAATATAATTTCAAAAACGATGTTTCGCTGATTCAATCTTGCAGAATTGAACAGAGAACCATCATTCGTGGAGACTTCTGTTGTATTAATATTCGCCTTACTGGGACCAAGTCCAGAAATAGACTCGATGAGGAAGCCCGATTTCTCAGGCCTCCTCAATTCAAGTTTAATACTATCGCCTAGATAGTTTGTTACGGTAATTGATTTAATCATGCTTTCACCAACCCTTTCATCATTGAGAGCTGATTTTTAGTCTGTCTATAAATCTCTATTCGCGACAGTGCCTTAGGGGAATAGTTATTTTGCGTGAACTGAATTGTATTTCCGGAAGAAGCTATTACTCCATTTTGAATTTCTTCATTGGCTACTCGGTTCATACCAGCACTGATAGACATCGCTTGTGTTCTACTAAACAACGCATTCAGTCGGCTTGTACCAGACTCAACATCGGACAAATCTAATACCGGTCGAATTGTGGGTTGAGTGTCGATTTCTCCGTTAATCACGTCAGTAATCTTGGAAATTGCATTGCTCAATCCATTCTTGGCCGCATCGGCAATTCCAGAACCTGCATCGTAAGATTTTGATTCGTAATCATCAAGAGCATTGACAAAACCCAAACCGAAAAAGCTTCCGATTCCGTAACCAACTTTAGATGGAGAATGAATATCAAGCTCTTTCTCAGCTGCTCTCGCTGCTGCGGCTGCCATAGATCTTGCTCTAGCCTCTGCAAGAAAGGTATACATTGTAATTCCGGCTGCAAATCCTTGAACAAGATACTTACCGATACTAAAGAAATCGTTGTACTTGTTCTTAATTTCGGTTAAACAATTACTTATACTCTGTATAAACGCCTTAGACGTTGCTTTGTCTTTGGATTTAATACCAGCAATCAAATTCGACACTACATTTTTGCCTGCCGAATTATATTCTGCTTGTTTACTGTTAATCGCTTTTATTGAATTGTTTATTGCATCATTAGTAGACATAACAATATTAGCATCGGTTGGTAACACTACTACGTCTGTCAATTCAGCCATTCGTGTCTTCCATGTTTCTATATATTCGGCAAGTTTCGCATCTGCTTCTATTTTTAGTTGTTCGATTTTCCTATCGGTTTCGATTCGCATTTCCTCAAGTTCAGCAGTCGCTTGAATTTTAGCTAGACGGTGTTTTTCTCTCCATAGATCACTATATTTCGAAAGTTGTTCGTCTGTCATTTTTGATATAGCGGTTAGCTCGCCTAACGCCGATGGTCCCATCTCACGTAACTCTTTTATCAACTTAGGATCTAATCCACGACTTACTAAATTGTCTAGTGTATCTCTCCAAGTTTTTAGAGATTCGACTTGGTTATTTAAATTTTTTATTAATTCGTCGCTACTTACGTGTTCGGGAGCTGACACTTCATCAAACAAACGATATGATCTATATATCGTGTCGGCTCTAGACTTTAATGCATTTTCATAATCGTCGTTTAATGATTGTATATCTCTTTTTAAATCATCATTTATAGATTTAACTGTATCGGCGTATTCTTTTTCTAATTCTATTTTCTTATCTGTCAATTCTTTTTGCAGACGATAAACTTCTCTATCGGCCTTCTTTCTTTCTTCGGAGCCTTCCATGTATCTATTTTGAATTCTCTGCCAAGCTTCCAACTCTTCTTTTAAACTTAATCTGTTGTAGTACTTCTCTCTTTCAATCCAGTTTACAGAATATTGGTACGTAGCTTTAACTAATTCTTTTTGTAGACGATAAACTTCTTTATCGGCCTTCTTTCTTTCTTCAGTTCCTTCCATATAACGTTGCTGTACTAAAGTCCACGCATCTAGCTCTTCTTTAAGACTTATTTCGTTATAATATTTCTTTTCGTCAACCCAAGCTTGAAACTCTTCAATACTTTTTTTACTGTTTTCTATTATTTCATTAGCTAGTTTACTACTGCTATTCGTTGCTTTGGTTATGCTGTTATCTATACCGATAGCCATTCCCTCACCAATGTGTTCTCCAAGATACATAAACTCTTTTGATGGTGAATGAATGCCAAGTTCTTTTTCGGCTGCTTGTATTGCGGCTGCTGCCATGGCTTGAGCTTTAGCTTCAGCGAGATAAGTATTCTCGGTGATGCCAGCTGCAAATCCTTGAACAAGATACTTGCCGGTATTAAAGAAAACATGGTATTTATTCTTGATTGCTGTTAGTGCTTCCATGACGATTTGTATAAAAGCGTTTAATACAGATGATTCTTTTGTCTTAACACCATCGATAAAACGTATCATCGTAGATTGGCCAGCCATTTTGAATTCGTAATACTTATTCTTAATTATGGTTATTGCAGTTTGGATGAGATTTGTGAATGTAGTGATTAACTCTGTTCTTTTAGAATTCGCAGCATTGATAAAAGTTGTCAACATCGTCGAAGCAGCTGCGGTTACTCTCGAATTAGCATTCGTAAAGGCATTAATAAAACTATCAATACCCGCGTTTCCCAAAGAGGCAAGATCTTTACTAAACGTAGCCATTCCGCTTGTGTCAACGTTCTTTATGCCTTTTGCCAGATCAACTAGGTTTTTAAACTCTCGAACAACTTCAGAAAGCTTAGCCGTATTAACAGATTTTACTCTTGCGTAGTAAGCAGCGAAGGATTTTCCGAAGGATACTAATTGTTTTCCAAAGGTAGCAATATCATTATCCCCAGTGAACCAGCTTACAATTCCACCCGTATTTGGAAGATTGTTTGACAACTCTACTAGAGCTTTAGCGGCATTAGCTGAATTAATAACAACATTGCCATTCAATCCGGTTACCGCCATAGAATACTCCTTCATAGCTTTACCAAATGAAACGAGTTGTTCGCCAAATGTATCTAAATCGTTATTACCGGTAAACCAACTTACTACGCCGCCCGTATTAGGTACAGTATCAGCTAGTTCCATAAGAGCTTTACCAGCAGTAATTGAATTTTGAACAACATCTGCCCTTAATCCTAACACGGAAAGGGAGAATTCTTTCATAGCCTTACCGAATGGAATAAGCTGTTTACCGAATGCTTCAATATCATTTTCACCGGCAAAGAATCCTACTACTCCTCCGCTGTTAGGTACAGTATCAGCCATTTCAGCAAGTGCTTTACCTGCTGTAGCAGCTTCAGTTACAACATCGCCGTTCAATCCGGCAACTTCATCTGCGAATGTTTTTATTGCTCTTCCGAAAGGAACGAGTTGTTCACCGAAAATATCCATGTCGTTTTCGCCGGCAAAGAATCCTACTACGCCTCCAGTATTCGGGAGCGTAGCCGCCATTTCGGCCAATGTTTTTCCGGCAATAGCTGCATTTGATACTGTTTCGCTGTTCAATCCGGCAACTTCATCCGAAAATGCTTTCATTACTCTTCCGAAAGGAACAAGTTCATCGGCAAACCCGGACAAAGAATTTCCTCCGGTAAACCATGAAGTTAAACCGTCCAAAATATTTGCGGCTGTAAGTATTAGAATCACTTCGGACAAAGCCTTTACGCCATCCAGAATGGAAGCATCGATTTTACTTGCTCCATCTAAGAATGGTTGAATATTGGTCATAAACGCTGATAAATCGGAACCGATTTTGGGGAAGTTGCTTGAAACTCCGCTCATGAACCCACCGACGATACTGCCAATAAAAGATCCAATTGCGTTTCCAACACCTTGCATAAGCTCGGCACCTTCGTTAATTAACCATTTCAGACCAGGAATCTGTGCCAGTTTTCCAATAGCCGCAAGAACAAGTGAGAGTTCTGCTATTACAACGCCCATACCAAGGACGCCGAGCATGGCCGTAGGAGTAAGTGACGCTACAGCTGAAAGAGCAAGCATGATAGCTGACAATAAGCCGATGCCAACAATGCCTTTTAATAGGACTTCAACGTCGATTCCGCGGAGGGCATCTATGACTCCATAAAATAAAGCCATAAGAACATCCACAACAACTTGTATCAATTCAGGTAGTTTTTTTGCGAGGGCATCTAATAGGACAATTAAGAAATCGAATATCTTTTCTACAATACCGGGAGTGTATTTTACTAAAGCATCAAGAATACCGTTCAGTAAAGTAAACACTGCTTCGACAATCATAGGGATTGCTTCTGTAAATGCTTCTAGTGCATTTGCTAAAAGTACAAGAAACGCATCCTTGATGGTTGACGAGCCGTCGATAATAGTCTTACAAAGTGCAATATATCCTTCACCAATTTTTTCGAAGAATATGGGGATCAGACTTAGTATTGCAGAACCGATAATGCCAATAGCTTTGGCGGCAGCAGCAGCAGAAATAGATAGTGTAGTTAAACCCGTAGCTAATGCCAGAACACCTACTCCAATAGCCGCTACACCAACACCCAGAAGCGCAATAGCCGCACCCAACGCAAATATCATCGGAACAAGAGGTTTCAAGATAATAGCCGCAGCGCCAAGCACTACAAATACTCCAGCTAACGCTAAAAGTCCTGTGCCAATCTCACTAAGGGGCATACTACCAAACGTTCCGAGGACTTTGGCCATAATAGCAAGAGCAGGCGCAACAATCATCATAGCTACTGCACCAGGAATTGCTTTTTGCATAGCTTTCAGGGCAACGGTGAGTATTGTCATTGAACCTGCCATTGTGATAAGACCTTTACCAATCTCTTCCCAGCTCATACTACCCAGCTTACGAAGAGATTTAACAAGAATATTAAGTGCCGCAGCAACACCAATGAGGCCTGTGACCTTAGCAATCATGTTTTTAGGCATAAAATTTAAAGCAAGGGTTATAGCAGCTAAAGCTCCTGCCAATGTAGTAATTCCTCTAGCAATTTCATCCCAACTCAACAAACCCATTTTTCCAACTGCTTTTGCAAATATAAGCATGGCTGCACCTAGAGCAATCATACCTATTCCTGTTGAAATCATTCGTTTAGAGTCTCCCATACGACGTGTAACTGCGACTACTTCAGCAAGAATAACTGTAAGTCCAGTTAGGCCCTTAGCTAATTCTTCCCAGTTAAGTGAAGACATCGATTTGACTGCTTTTGACATAATTAAAATTGCTGCGGCAAAAGCAATTAATCCGGTAGAGCCCTTTATGAGTTTTCCAGAACTCTTATTCAGTGATTTAGCTGCGATGACAAGGACCGCAGCCAATGACGCAATACCGACTATGCCTTTTGCTACTCCTTCCCAGTCAAGAGATGCAAGTTTTTTCATAGAAAATGATAGAATTAGAATAGCCGTAGCCATCGCAATCATTTGGGTGGAGACTTTAGCCATTTTACCGCCGCCAAGAGTTTTTTGTATAGACTTCATCGCAAGAGCAAGCTCAACAAAAAGAACTGTAATGGCCGTCAACGACGTTAATAATTTTTCGCTGTCAATAAGGGAGATAACAACAAGTGCTGCCGCTAAAATACCAATAGCTGAAGCTATAGTAAGTAATGTTTTTGATTTTAGATTACTCTGATAAGCTTCCAGAGAACCGCGGACGCCGTCGAGAATATTCGTTATACCCTCAAGGAATCCTCCGACTTCAGATGTAATATCAGTAAGCGAATTAATGAACTTCTTGATACCCAATAAAATAGCACCGAATAAACCGGCGTTAATAAGATCGAGAATTTCATTAAACTCCATGTTTTCAACGGCATAGCGTATTTTATCAGCAAGAACACCAAGACCCTTTCCGATAATACTTCCGAGTTTTGCTACTATAGGAGCCGCCCACTCAAGAACCTTTACGATTGCTTCAAATGCCGCTCCAAATATCTGCCCTAAACGAGTAAGCGGACGGAATCTTTTTTCTGCCTTCTCCGAAAACTCATCCAAAGGACCCATGTCGATAGACTTGAAACCTTGAAACGCTGATCCAATTCTCGATATAGCATCTTTAATTTTATCGGCTACAATTGTAAAGATTTCTTGGATTTTCTTAAAAGCTCTACCAAATATATCTACTTCTTTGGCAGTATCTCGTAATTTAACAAGTAAATCGCCAAATCTTGCTGTAAGTTCTAATATTCCTCCAGCCGTTGGTCCTCCAAATAAACTGAATACTTTACCCGCCACTTTAAAGACAAATAAGAAAGCGTCTTTAACCATGTCGAGAACTGCAAATAAACCAGCAAAGGTTCGTTTAATTTTATCAGCAGTTTCATCTCCGATTTGCAATCTCTCTGTGAAACTTTTTAATCCTTCGGTTAACGCATATAGTCTCTCACTCGTCATCGCGGGGAAGATATCCCTAAAAGCTTCTTTGATTGGGGTAATTATTTTTCTTAAGGCTTCGAACGCATTTGAGAATGATTCAATCAAAGCGGTTCGTCCACCAAGTTCTTTCCATCCCTGTAACATCTCATTACGTGCTTCTGCGCCACTGGCGAAAACATCCCATAAAACATTGGTAACGTCTGTCCAAAGCACAGTTGCTTCATCGATGTTACCAAATATAATCTCCATGGTTTTCATCCAGCCGGTGCTCACTGCGTCTTTTGTGGCGTCAATTGCCTCGGTAAATGTTTTTGCTTGCTGGGCTGCCTTAAATGCTTTTTCAGCAACATCCGAGTATTGCCCGGATAAAGCTTCCATCGCTTCAGCAGCCGTATCATATTTTCCAGCTTTAACAAGTCTATATGCTTCTTCTGAAAGCTCTGAGAATTTTCCAAATGCCGCTTCCATAACTGAAGTGTCGGCCCATTTCTTTTGCAGAGTGGTGCCAAAGTTACCTATTGTAACTTCTCCTTCTGCAATTTTTCCCATAGCGACGCCAGTATCAATAAATATCTGCTTAAGTTCTTTCGAGGCAACGCCAGCAAGTTCTAAACTTTTCCAGTCCATGTATTGAAGACTTCCAGAACTATATGACTGGTTTAAATTATACATTGCTCTACTAAATTCACCAGCGCCTTTACCAGCGTATGCCGTAGCATTCGCTACACCAGTAATCAAGGGGATAAGGTTTTCGATATCTCCGCCAGAAGAAGTCATCTGGGCAAGAGCCGCTGTCATATCGCTAAAACTATAACTTGTTTCATCCGAGAACCACATAAGTTTATCGAGATAATCGTTTACTTCGTTAATTGATTTACCTGTTGCGTTCATGATGGTTTGAACAGATCCCATTTTCTGTTCATATTTAGCCCAACCTGCGGTCACCTGGTCAATAGTTAGCGATTTTACTAACTGTTTGCCTGTATTAATTGCTGAGTTAGTAATATTAGCGAGGGCGGTTACTGCCATGATCTCAAGAGCTGAAAACTTATTACGAACGTTCTCAACAGCTTCGCTAAGTCCTGACATATTGACATTTTTAGCGGCAGCGCTTACGTTCTCTAAACCCTTAGAAGCTCCGGTAAGATTTAAACTTCGTTTAAGTTTGTCAAGAGTTGACATAGAAGTTTTAACATTCGCTTCAAACTGCTTGTTGTCAAACCGCATTTGGACAACTCTTTGATCAATTGTTGTGCTCATAGCTTAGTAACCTCCTTCCACGCAGAATTTGCAATTTTATCAAAAATAGGCTGGATAGCAGGATTGATGTAATCTCGACCCTGTACCCAGCCACCATTTCGAGTTCCATGTCCATATTGCAAAATAATTGCTATAGGAACTCCATTTTGAATATTTGAATTGTAAAAAGTGATTGAAACTGACCCATTCTTATGTATAATCTTGTAGTACCAAGAATTAGCAGTTTTTCTGGTGTCGATAGGTGTTGCAGACGCAAGGGCGGCTACTCCCTCTCGACCATACTTGTCAAGATCTACAAGACGAACGGCCTCTTTTGCTTTTTCTAAGAAACGTGTCAGTTTAGAGAAATCGCCCTTTTGCCTGAACTTTATCATACAAAAATTCTCCTTTTACAGAAGTTCGTTTACTCTCTTCTGTACGGCTGAATAATCATAGCCAGCTTTAGTGATACGGTCCTTTCGGTCCTGACCGTTACCCCATAAACCCTGAATGACTTCGCGGGCGATTTCATCTATACTTTTCTTCGAAGATGTGGTCACTGCCGTTCCGCTTTTCGTAGTAATGTAAGTATCAAAACCGGCAGCTTTAAGTTTAGCAGCCATAGCATCTGCGTTTGTTTTTTTACTAAAGGCACCAACCTGAATTTTGTAGAGGTTATCTACTTTTACCATATAAGTATCAAATCCAGCGGCTTTGACTTTGGCCAACATAGCGTCGGCATTTGCTTTATTACTAAATGCCCCTGTCTGAACTCTATATAAAATTTCGGGGCTAACATTAGAGGAGCCGCTATTTAACTTTGCGTTTACTTCGGATGCAATTTGTCCTAGACGATTATAAATATAATCACCAGGACAAGACTTATTAGCAAACCATCGATGAACAGTCATGTTCTGTTTATCTGGCTGGCCAATTAAAGATTTATCAGCTTTCCACTTAAGTTCTGGTATACCATTTCGTTTGCAAATATCAACTAACAGTTCTATTAAAGACTTATAAACTTTATCATTGATAGCATAAGGATGTGTTTTATCGCTGGCACACTCTATGGTAATTGCTCGGTGATCATTAGCAGCGTTAGAAGAGCACCATGAACGGTCTTTCTCCTCTACGTACATTCCGATCCGACCGTCAGATCCAATACCATAATTAGAAGACGCCTTACGAGAAGCAGATGCAAAAATATCACCAAGAGTCTCCACTGAGCATTGTCCGACAACACAATGAATTGTAATAGTGTCAATTTTATGGTTTCTAGGGCTGGTCTTGTTTGGACTAATTTTGGTATAACTAACCAAAGGGCTATTACTCATGATTATTCCTCCTTGATGCTTTGAATCTGTTTAATCATTTGAACCACTTTGTCGTAACCAACCGTTGAGGTAAGGAATCCAAGATACATAAGAATAACAATCTCAATTCCGATCTTCAAAGAAAAGACAATGTCGTTCATGATGATATAGATGACACAAACAGCACAAGCGATTATAACTGAAGAAACAGCGGCCAAAACATTAGAAGAATATTTAACGGTTGTCCCGTCAAGAAGCTTCTTGATTCCTTCGACCGTTAGATTCGTTACAATAGAAACAATTAAAAGCGCTGTAGTTAAAAAGTAAATAGGCATGGTAAACCTCCTTTATTCAATCAACTCATCTTCTTCAGACGAACAGTTTCGTTCGAGTTTTTTATTTAATCTCTTTTCACGTTCTTCAAAGAATGTTTCAAAAAGAGCTTTTAAGAAATATCCAAGCATTACTCCGATGATGGTGTTAGCAATGGTGCTAGAAAGTGATTCTGCAATTTGCTCTTTACCTATAAAAGCCAGTATGTATGATAGCTGTAAATCTATTAATGAAATAATAAGAATTACTGCAACTGCTTTTTTTGTAAAGGTTGTAAGCCACACTTTATAACGTTTTTGTTGTTTGTTGTTCAATCACCTTCCACCCCCATCACCCCTTTGTATTTAATCGTTTTCTACGAGCTGCATTCAAAGCAGCGTTTCTGCTCATAATTTCTTTTCTGCTTCTCTTTTTTGGAGGCTGATTTTTAATATTACAAACCTTAATTAAAGTAAGAAGACGGTTGAGATGCCATTTTTGGCACTCAAATGGTATATTTAACGCGATCATCCAATAATAGATAAGCTCTGCCGTTATCTGTTCCCTGCTTGGTTTTGCTGTTTTATCATCTGAAAAATAAGTAGCGGTCATCGGAGCTTCTATATACTTGTTGATCTCTTCAATGTTTTCCTTTGTAAGATAATTGTAAACTTCTGGATCCACGTTTTGTGTGATTGTCATGCATTTTATATAATCCAAAGTTTCTTCAAAGGTTTTTTCTTCTTTTGTTAGAAAAGGTTTACACCATTTGGATTCCCATTTTGAAAGAGAGACGAGGGAATGCTCCAGTTGCAATGTCTGCTCTTTTGTGGTAACGAATTCCTGTTTCCGCTCGTCCCATAGTTCAACGGCTGGTATCGTAATTTGAAGCATTCCCCAACCCTCCAATATTTTACTGAGTTGTCTTACCTGAATCCACCGGAATAATACCATTAACAAACTTAGCCGCAGCATCAGCATCTGTGGCTAATTCCATGAACAGCTGAGAGTATGCCTCAGTCTGAGAAAATGCCGTCGAGATCTCATCCGATTTAATAAACCTCTTACCATCCGGGCTCTTTTCTCCATATGCTTTAAGTATCAGCTCTTTGAAAATCTTAATAATTGCCGGGGCGTCCTGAGCAGCAATAATCTTCTGAATCGTTTCAGCCAAACCACCTGCTGTACTCATTTCCATTTCCATGAGCTCAGCCTTGGTAAGATTAAAGTAAAAGTCCTCAGTTCTCTCGGAACCGTTATAATCGGTATAAGTAATGGTTTTTTTCAACATAATAATTTCTCCTTTCGAATAATAATATAATAGAAAAATATAATAGGGAGTCGCCAGCCGATAATCCTGAATACGACTCCTAAAAATAAATTTAATTACGAACAGTTAATTAGCCCGCAGCAGGGGACATCAAAGTAATGATCTCATCGGGAAGAGGTAATCTCGGATCAACACCGTCATCGCCGTCAGGAGTTGTCGGATCTTTACCATACAGAATTTCTTCCAAAGCAGCCAGTTTAGCAGGGTCGACCTTAGTGGAATCGATAGTAACGCAAGCCGTAGGTTTGTATCCGGTTACTTCAACAGGAGTAGTAGTGATTTCCCAAGAGAAAGTGATAGCTTCTGGGCTATCATTGATAGTTGAATAACCCTTCTCTGAAGGAGCTGCAAGCGCGCCATAAATGATGTGAAGCTTATAGCCGTAATCATTACCATCAACATCGTTGCCGAGAGTGGTAACATAAGAAAGACCAAAGGGTTTACGAGACTGCTGTCCAATCATAACACCTGTTGCAACCTCGGCAGACCCATCGCACTGAGCAAATTCATCAGGATAAGTATAAGCTTCGATAGTGGCGCCGAACTCTTCGGCAGACATGAGATTAAGATACTTGATATTATCAGCATATATAGGCGTTGGCTCAGCGCCGGAAGGACTTTCGGTAACTGATATAAGACCATTCCAGGCAACGCCTTTCGGATAAGTACCTCCAGGTCCTTGTGGATAAAGCACACCCTTTTTAACACCGGTTTCATAAAAACGTTCTCCAATTTTATCCCAAACAAGTTTAGACATATTTTTTATCCTCCTTTAATTAATTTAATTAAAAATATAGAATGAAAACATAATGATTTAGATTGTCCGATTGAAAATGTCGATTAAATCGACAAGTAGGTAAAGCAGTGATCTTATCTACTATCGGACTATCTGGATCCTCATCGATAACTGTTACTAAATATTTTTTCTTAGATGAATAAACCCCGTCATTTGCAAACGAGTTCTCAATATTATCGAGACTGTAAACAATGGCGGGGTAATTCATCTTTACTGACTCAGGGGGTTGAAAATATACATTTCGACTTTCGAGTAATTCCTCTAGCAAAGTCTGTAGTTCTAGTCTACTCGGCATGGTATACACCCCCTATAGTCAGTATTAGTCTTGGGTACTGAACTTCAACATTTGTAATCTTCCATTTAGCACCCATAAACTCAACGTATCGCATCGAATGAAAATTTTGATTGGCAAATGGATCGGATACAATGCTGATCTCATTTGCAACATCGATGTTGTCGTTGAGTTGATTGGCGGTTTGAAGCTTACGAGTATTTCGAATAAGATCTCCATAGTATGTTCTTTCGGTTATTTGCTCTTTCCATACGCCGGGCTTCGTTTCCACCGTTTCAGCATAACCAATTACTCCGTACCATTTCGCCATTTTGAATTTCTCCTTTAACTAATTAAGCCGTAGTCTTCATTTCAAGAGCAATTGCTGAGTAAGGTTTGATCAAAGCGCCGGAGCAGCGAGTTTCAATAAGGTACTTCTGAGCATTGTAATCGATGTCGAAGTCGTCAAACATATTAACAGCACCACCCTTATCGGCGCCAACATTGTAATCGGCAAGATTTACGATCAATCCCATAAGATTAAGAGTATTACCTTCGGAATCGGTTCTTGAGAGCCCTTCCATTACCGGAACTGTTACTATTTCTTTAACGCGAAGAGCTGTAGCCAACTTATCAACGGAATCATAAATTACACGACCAGTAGCATCTTCCATCAGAAGACAATCAGTAAGTACGTCTTCTGTGGTATACAGAGTGGGCTCGCCTGAACCTTTGTAATTCTTTCTTGCCTTGATGACTGTACGAATAAATTCCTTAGCTTTCTGGTCAGAAGTAGCATTTGAAGCAACTTCAACCGGAGCCTTAATAGTATACAGATCATCATCCTTCCAAATAGGACGAATGTTCTGCTCGTTAATCTTGTCATCTGAAGAGCTAAGACGGCCGTCACCAACAAGAATGGCTCTGGCAATTTCCTCATCCAGCATCATACGCATCTCGGACTTAAGCCATGCCACAACATCAAAATCTGTGATATCAACTACATCATCGCGATCCAGCTTCTGTTTCTTATAGATGGTAGTCGGAGTGGTCGTACGCTTAAGCAAAGTAAACACTTCATCTTTCTTCTGTTTACCCTTGATATAACCTTTAGCTCTGGCATCATCTTCTGTTATATCGGCCAGAACAGACTTAATACGGGAGAAGGGAGTACGATGGACAGAGTTCATAACCTTCTGAACCCATCCCATATCTCTCTGAATGAAATGAGGGGTATCTGTAACATTCTTTGCATCAGGGAACAGATAGTCAATCTGCGTGATACCGTGTGCGAGAACACTATCCTTAAGGCTTCCATAACGTTTAGCGTCGGCGAAGATAGCTTCCATGTCGGAATGACTAAGAATATCATTCTTATCATATTCGTTGTCAAATACATTGTGTTTCATAGTTTTATTTCCTCCTTTAGAACCATCATTATCGTTGTTATCTTCAGACTCTTCTTTTTCTTCAAGAGCCTGTCCGATCAATGCATAAACTACCGTTTTCTGTTTTTCGGTAAGAGTGTTGAAGACGTCGGCTATGGTTTCCTCGTCTTCAGATTTTTTATCGGCATGAGATAAAGAAATATCTTCGCCGGTATAGATAATAGCTTCGTCATCAGACTCTTCACCATGGCTCATAACAGAATCAATAAATGCTCCGGGATTTGCTCCTGCCAAAACAAGACTAACCTCACGAATATCTCCATGTATAACATTAGAGCCCTGCTGCTTCAACCGATTTGCATAAATGGAAAGAGCTGATACATCTCCATGTTCAACTAAAAGCTTTGCGTTTTTACCTGATTCTGTTTCATTGAATTTGCAATACGCATATACGCCCTCATCGCGGTTCTCAAGCAGAGCGTGCCCAAGAACGTTTAGCGGGTCATTGTGCTGATGATTCCATACAAGAGGAACCGTCTGCCCGTCATTATGTTTAAACGCGTCTTTCATGATGGTTCTTCCATCAGAACATCTAAGATTATTACGGGTAGCCCAGCCGCTGAAATCATATGTCTTCATTTTGATTTTTCCTCCTTTAATTTATTACTTGTCATCTCGATCTTTTCTCCAGTCGCATCATTTGATGGGTAGATCCGATCATCCTTAGGTTGACTTAGATTCTTATTCCTAAGTTCATCCGCTTTAGGATCGTCCGATGGCTTCATTCCAATAATCTGTCTAATCTCATTCGAGGTCATGATCTCATTGCGTGTAAATTTATCTGCAATTTCTGAAATGTCGCTAACTGGAACAAGCTTGAACGGATCTCTAAAGAATGAAATCGACTGTAATTGTGATCGAGCTGTTTTAGTTAGAAACTTTCGTTTCATTTCATCAACAATAGCCGAAAGAATAGGTTCAATTGTTCGGTTGTAATAATTGAGCATTGTTTTATCGTCAGCCGTACCATCTAATATACTCTGAGTGATTCCTAACTGGCTGTATAGCATACTCGTTAGGTATTCAATCTGTTTCATTAGATTGTTTTCGACTGGACGATTCAACTGTGTAATACGCTCTGTACCATCAGTATAAGCAATACCGTATTTTGAACCTGCTAATTGATCAACTATATCTTGACGCCGTTTCTCGGCCTGTTGACGCCTTGCCTCTGTTTTAATGACATATGGCAATTGAATAATCAAATCCAACTTACCAGAGCTGCTTTGTTCGTCTACAACATCCAAAAGATTAAGTTTTCGAATAAGCCGCTGCATGGTTGAATTTGGTTCATTAATAACGGCGTATAGAGGATTTTCCACAATACCAACTGTACTCTTCGGTACCACAATATCCTCTTTACGACCCGTTTTCTCATTATAAACACGAACCTTAACATGACTCGGATACCATTCCAAAATTTTTCCGGTTCGCATTGAGAGAATATCATAAGAACCAGTAATTTCAGGATTTAAGGTTGTTTCAACTGGAACAATAGCCACACATCCTTCATCAAGCATTGACATAACGACGTCCTGTATAAAGGCTCTTCCGGTTTGATCAAGGTTGGCTTCAACGGTGAGACAGTTGTTTAACCCCGAATCGATGACGGATACGAAACGATTGTTTTCGTCAAGTCTTACATGCTGAATGGTAACTGAAGAAGCGTCTAAAGCAATCCGATTGTATACTGAAGTTACTATCGAACGCTCATTTCCGCGTGTTAGTCTCGGTCTATCCGGACGATAAGTATAGCTAGTTCCAATATTTTTGTAATTATCAGTGGGGTCTTTGTTAAAAAAAGCATTCCATGCATGTTTTAATCTAGAAGTAAACGAATTCTCCATTTTGAATTACCACCCCCTTTTTTTGTTTAATCACTTGATTAACTCGTTGACTTTTAATTTTTCAAGCGATTTAACATGTTTTTTTTCCAGCTTTCATTATATATCCTCCTTTACTCAAAAGCATCTTTATTAGCTTTATAAGCGATATAGGCGTCCATCATAGCGGCCACAGCGTCGATCTTCTGCTCATATCGTCTCTTAAGTAATTTCCTATTACCATTCGTATCTTCAAGAGTTATACAGTTACCCATAGCAAAAGACATAAGTTCTTCATCAAATAAAAGCATCCGCTCCTCAGAAAGTTTCTTAAGTTCGCCTAAAGGAACGGACTCTGTTTTTGCACCCTGTATAACCTTTACAATACCAAATGGACCGTTTTCAGATTCCCAACGCTCTACAAATTCTTTTGCGTTATATGGGTCGTAACCAAAACATCTAACGTCATATCCACATTCTGTAATATGGTTATCAAGATCATCATAAACCTCCATCATATCCAGAACAGTTCCCTCGAGAACTATTAAGCTTCCTTCATTCATAAATTGTTCATACTTGACTCTCATTGCCGCTGGAAGTTTCATCAAGGTTAACGAGGATATATAATTTCTGGTTTTGACACCGAAGCACCCATTAGCTAAAGGAAATAAAAATGTAAATGAACAGAAATCATCTCCTTGAGAAAGGTCTGCTCCAAGAGCGCAAGGCATTTGCCAATAATCTCTCTTTCTATGAGGTAGCGTTTCCTCATAAGTAAAGTAGTAAGTATATCCTTCCATAGGAAGACCAAAACGCTTTGCTAAAATATCATTCCTTGCGGCCGGAGCTTTTTCTGCTCGTTCAACATCCAGCTGATATGCTTCATAGCTAACGGTCTTTCCTAAATTCGGATTAGCCTTCAGCCACATTCGGGGATCAGCGACTTCATCGATCGAATCGAGTTTATACCACCAAATAGAAACATGTGGATTGATGTAGTCTCCTTTGAGAATGTCCATCAACTCCATTTTGATTGTGTCTCCGCTACCATTACGAATGGTACCTTCTGAACTAGTTGCAATAATTAGATAATCATCAACTTTAGAAGCACCCTGCTCAATTGCACCGACAACATCTTCTCGTATATCTCCGGAAAGCCATTCATCAATAGTGGCCACTTTAGGTCGGAGACCTTGAAGTTTAGCAATGGACATTGGTCGTATTTCTAATAAAGAACCTGTAAGGAAATTTTCAATACCTTTCTTTGTGGAAGCTAACTTCACTCTGTTAGCTTTAGATCCAGTAGTATTTTGTAATGAGCCTTCTGTTAGAAATTTAAACAGAGGACCTCTTGATCGAGTTATGGCTGTACGAATAGGAAACATAATCTCTTCTGCTTGTTTCATTGTCGGGGCAGTTGTGATCTGATGAGTCGTTGTAGTATCTACATTTAGGAAATATGATTGAATACAGGAATCATACAGAGATTTAGCAGCTCCTCTTCCAACGATGAGATATTGTTTATTAATTAGGCGTTTCTTGATAGTCTTCTTTACGTAGCGTCCACCGTGTCCATCTGGATTTGGTTCATAAACGCTTCTTTCAACAAAGTAATACCAACCAAAAACTTGTTCGCCCCATAACTTAAAAGTATCTAACAGGTGTAAGTCTCCGCCATCGGTTAAGGTTAATTCAGATTCACAAAATTTAATCCAACCTTCGACTGCTTCGTCATCATAGTAAACTCCGGGATTAGCAATGAGATCGTCTATACGATTCATCTCCATAGAGATTTCTTTACATACAGGAATCTCCCCTCGGATAACGGCATCTCTAAACATGCCGTAATATTTTGGAACGGCGGTGTTTGATAGTGCCATATTTAATTCTCCTATCCCTTAAGTTCTTTAATGGCTAACGCTATAGTCAACGCAGAACTCGTTAAAGCAAGTGTATTCCCAGCAACATCTAATGTTTTTTGGGCAAATTCTCGCCCCTTTGAAATCCTCGGTTTATTTTCTGGTGCAAACAAATCATTATACTGTTTCTCTAAAAGTTCACGATTGATGCGGTTACGCAATTCTTTATTCGTCATTTTAGATAGGTCCATTTTTTGTTTAGTGGATCTCGGACGAGTTTCTTTTTCTATATTTTGTATTTGTTTAACCATATCAGAACTTGTATCGACTACTCTTTTTTTGCGTTCTATGTCTTCTTTAACCCACCGGTTCGGATCGGGTTTACTGGTATCTATCCTGGAATTTTTTTTTTTAGATAGATTGGTTCGAATGTCTCGTTCATAACGTTTTCGACCAGCTGGCGTAAGAGTTCCGTCTTTGTTCTGGTAACGACGAACGCCCCATTTCATTCCGAGGATACCGTAATGTTTTAATGTATTAGTCATATGAGTTTTACCTCCTCTTCAATTGTTTTTTTCAGAATCCGCCGCAACTTGAATTCTCCACTCAAGCTCTGAAATAATTCGGTTCATAGATTCAATTACAGAAGAACTAAGAGGAGGATCAAATAACAGTTTAACCTTCATGTATGTATAAGACTTTATTAATTCCCATTTTGAATTTTCTGGAACAAAGTCCCCCCACACAGATGATTTGTCTTTGATTGAAAAACCTTCGGTGGGACCGACACCAATCTGAGTTAAAATCGAAAGCACAGAATTGATGTGCATGATTAAATCCGCATCGAAGTGTGTATACTCTTCCGCAATTCCGAGCAGTTTTTTAATTGATGTCAGTATACTCTCCATAATAATCCTCCTTTACGGCTGAATCGCGATAAATTTCTTCATACAGAAACCTTCGATACCTGTAGCCGTGCAAACTTTATAGAACTCTTCGGTTGATTCTTTTTCATCAATCATTAGCTCCGTTTGATAATCAACTTCACAAATAATAGTGGCGTCAGTTCTAGGTTTCTCTCGAACATTTAGTTTTTTACAATTTGTCACAAACCCAATTTTCACATCTTCAAAGTTTTGAGACTCTTCGTGTTCCTCGATTTGATAGTCATCTTTAAGAAGATTATCCTGATACATTTTTTACTTTCCTCCTTTTATTCATGTCTCCATGGACATGTATCGTTTTTAGTTCGTTCTATCGGTGCTAGAATTAATAAACTTTCATCGCCATAGTGTATTGCATTGTGGGTTGAGTGTGTAGTAGAGATTAAGTATTCTGGGTCTAACAAAAATTCACTTTGTTCAACGATGTCCCTTAGCAGAATGGGATTCATGTGATGAATATAAATCTTTCCTCGAATCTCATAACCTTCGAGACCGAGATCACAACCATTGTCCCTTACAATTACAAAATCTCGAATAGCTTTCCATTCAGGCGACTTATAAAAGTTCTGATTTATGAATCTATCAAACCCGAATGTCTCTTCGCCAACGGTTCCGTTAAGTTTTAAATATCGGTATCGTTCCTCAAAAGTGTTCAACTTGGATAACTCTGAATAAGTTCTAATCATTTGAACTCCGGTTCCAATTTTTATAATCCGAATCGATACCTTTATAGAAAGGAATCATTTCAGGAACGATCCTCTGAATATAACCTCTTTTGTTAACCTCGATGGTTATGATCCATCCTCCAAGATGAACACTTATACCTTTACCTCTTGTGAACGGAGTTTGTGTTTGGAAACATCCTGCCTGGAAACAATGAACATTCCGATAGAACAAATATTCAAGTTTATGATAATGTCCTATTGCTAAAATATTAGGTTTACTATCTGCTTCCATCGCATCAATCATCTTTTGTGGTTTATAAGATAGGGCATAGGCATTCCCATCCCAAGGGTGACGCAATTCAAGAATACAATTAGGAGTGATTTCGATTCTTGCACAATCTCTTCCAAGATACTTAATGTCTTTTCGTTTCATGGATATGATTTTGCCAATATCAACGCCACATCTCTTATAAATACTAGAGTCATGATTTCCAGTAATGAAGTGTGTTGTGATTCCATCGAAACAAGGATAATTTGTTACGATTTCATTTATATGATCGTCAGCACCCTGTGTATAACATTCGTACTGGTGACCAGTTCTCATTTGTTCACCTTCATCTATGTCTCCAGCATGATAAATATCTTTAATACCTCTTCGAGAACAAATCTCATAAAAGTTTCGAAGATATGTAAGTTGAGTGTATTTGGAATTTATATGAGTATCACTAATCAATCCAAAAGAAAGAACTCGATTACCGCTCCATTCTTGAACATGTGTCGTGGGGTCTAAATTTTCGAAAACCGTAAATCTATCGGTTTTGTTTTTTGCAGCTGGTTGTTTGGATTGTTTAGCTTTTTCACTTTTTATAAACTCTCGAACTTCGTCTTCTGTTTTATTAACTCGAGCCGCAATCTTTTTATATCCCTCATGATTTTTATACATTTGTTTTGCTATCTTCTTCCAATCGTGCATTTACTCACCTCCATTAAATATACAGTCAAGACACATCTTATCAATCATCCGAATCACCTTGTCCACTATATTTTCTCATAGCATCAAGAGCATTCTTATATAATTCTTCTATTCTTTTCGCTGACTGTAACGATTGAGTCTTGGCCTCAATCAACTCTTTCTGTTTCATGAGAATTTCTTTTTCAATCTTCTCTTTAGTTGAACCGAGCTTTAAATAATGTGTAATAACCTGAGAAGAAGCAGTTCCTTCTAACAACTGCTTTTCAGCAAGGTCAACAGCTAAGGATATCAATTGATTTTCTCTAGCTTCTGGAGATAAAGCTGGTCTCAACTTTCTAGATTTTTCAGAAGAGGTTACATCCTTAGCTTTCTTCATCATTACAGCCTCCTCTCGTTCATTATTTGTAGTATTATTGTTGAGTTCCATTTGGAATTTACAGAGTTCATTAATACTTCTACAGCACTTAACAGAGCCCATAAGGTTAACCTATTATCTTCTGAAAGGAGAAAAGAAAGATAAATATAAACTGTTAAACCTTATGAGCCCCATTAAATGCTGTAGAAGTATGAGAATGATACCCAAAAAATACCCTCCGGAGATTTTTTTAGG